TTTTTATATGTTTTTAATTTTTATATATTTTAATATATTTTAATATATTTTAATCAATAACTTGACACAGTACATAAAAAATGGTATAATACTACCAAAAAGGAAACAAATGACCTCAGATTTGCTATATTTAAAAAACCAGTTCTACCAAGATGTACATATCGATAAAGATATTACACATTTTAACTATACAGTACTAAAACCTACTTTAGAATCTCATTACCAAAAATGTCTTAAAAGCTCTACTCAGGTAGAATTGGTAAAGTCTATGTGTGATTTAGCATATACTTATTTTTTACTAGGGGCTAAACATAATAGATATCAACATAATTTACTACATAGCTCAAGCAGTACCTTATATGACTCTCTTAAGTTGGTTAAAGGCAAATTACATATTTTTTATTTATCTTTTGTGTATAATAGAAAGTTTCAAAAAATGTCAAATGTTTTTTATTCTTTTTTAGCTGGAAATACCAAAATAAACCAACAAAAGTATAATACATTCTTATACCGCTGCTTCTTTAATTATTTAAGTGCAAAAAAAGAAGAGAATAAGAATATTACTTTAGTAATACAAAATACCATAGAAGATTTTATTAACTTGTACAAATATGAATATAAAAAAGGACACAAATGTTAGATATACATTTTTTAGGTGATTCATTTTTTCCAGATGTGATTAAATGGAACAGGGAAAGAGGTACTTTAGTTACTTTAGATTTAAAATTAGAAAAAAGTATGTTAGAGGAAGAGTATCAAGAAGGGCTTTTTGCTTTATCAGCAGTAGATAAAATGGACGCTATATGTGATTTAGCTTTTGTTATTCTTGGTACTGTTTCTAAAGCCAATGCTGTAGATACTCCTAAAAGGTTTAAGTATTACACACAAAGAGCAAAAGCATTTTATTTAGTAGTAAAATATGCGTATAGATTCACCAAACTAAGTGGTGAACTTTATGATTACCTATCTTTAGATACTAGAATAGATAGAAAAAAATATCAGGCTTTACTTTTTGATTGTTTTAACACTGTTTTACATGCTAATAATACTAAAACAGCAGATAAAAAAGATAATGGCAAAATTAAAAAACCCCTTGACTTTATAAGTCCTGAGCCGACCATACAAAAACACATTGAGGCTTTTGTAGGTCTTTATAGATGTTAGGAGAAGATTATGGCAACAGTTGTATTTATGTTATTGTTTGTTTTAGGCTTTGTGATAAGTCTTAGTACTTTTAAACCTACCTACCTAGGGTATAAGCTAAATGACCTTATTTTAACTAGGTTTATAGGTATTGTTTTAATGGTTTCAAGTGGTTTGATGATATATTTATTGTCTTTAGGTACTTTTGTTAGATAATTCTTAAATATTATTATTTTTTTATTTTTTGAAGCTATTTTGAAGCTACTTTGGAGAAATATTACTAAATAATTGTTGACATCAATATAAAAAAGTGGTATAATAAAATAAAAACAAAGGACATAAAATGTTTTTAGTACCACTTTCACCAGCTATGATTATAATTGTAATCCCTTTAATTTGTTTTTGGTTAAATGACCTCAAAGTAGATATGGCTATTCAAGCTTCCCATAGAGAGGGTATAGCAAGAGATTTATATCCTTTTATACGGGATGTTGAGGATGCCTATTATAGAAAGTTTGGAGTACGATTTAAAATTAGACCTGTTGATGGAGGTAATCTTAAAGAGACTAAAAAACTTATACTAAGAATAAAAAAAGATTTTGATAACAATACCCCTAAAGGTAACCCAACCCATTGTAATAATGATGTTAAATTTCCTACTTTTGTGGATAAGTTCAAAAATATAAAAATATAAAAAGGATAAAGATGTTAGAGACACCACAACATATTAAAGAATCTTTGGAGTGTATATTTATCTCTTCTGATGATTTAATATGGGTTAAAAATATGTTAAAACAAATAGTTAGAAAAACAAGTAATGGTGATTCTATGAGTATGATTTTTGGCTATTTACCTTATACTTATAAAGATAGGATTTATAATCTCCTACTTAAAAAAGATTTTTTAGTTCTATTAAAACAGATAGAAGAAGCTTTATTCATAAAGAGAAATATTTCTGAATTTAAACAAGATAAATATGAAGAGATACATAAAAAACTTAAAATCAAATGTATTGTAGTAAGAGAAGATAAAAATAAATTTAAAAAAATAGAAAAAGTAAGACAGTTGAAACTAAGTGCTTTTGATTTAGTTGATGGTGTTGGCTATTTTTATCACATTGTTTGATTGTGTTGTTGATTTTATTAAATATGTTTACTCCACTATTTAACCAAGGGGAGTAACAAAACCAATTACGATTTTACTCTTATTAGAAATACGATTTTTAACTAAAAAGGTACACAATGAAAAACTTTTTTAGTTATTTTTCAAAAACATCAAAAACACCAAAAGAATCTATAAATGTAAAAATGGCTAGAATAGAAAGCCATGCTACAAATAAATTCCCTATGAACCCTTCAAAACACTCTGAAAGTTTATATTTGGAGCAATCAGACCTTATTTATAGTTGTGTAGATTATATATCAAAGACAGCTAGTCAAGCAATTCCTACCATAACAAGTGAAAGACCCAACAAATACTTATCTGAATGGATTCTATCACCTAACCCTTATCAGCCTTGGTCGGATTATATTGAATTACTTATTCAAGGGTTATTATTGACAGGTACATCTTTTTTATCTTTTGAAAAATATAAAAATAAGTATGAAAGTTGGTTTCTTGGTACTCCTGTTGATGTGGAGATAGTTACTAATGATACAAATTATATATCAGGATACCTGTATAAAACAACTATTCCTTACGCCACAGATGAGTGTATCACTATCAAAAACCCTACAATAAATAACAGATTTTATGGACAACCAACTGTTAAGACTTTATTAGATATGTTAAATCTTGAAAGTTATGCTACACAGGATTTACAAGATTTCTATAAAAATGGTAGTTTATTATCAGGTATTATAAAATCAGAGTACCCCTTATCAAATACCCAATCAATTGATATTAGAGACCAATTTAATACTTTATATGCAACGAAAAAAGGTGTTAAAGGTAGCCAAAGAGGTGGTGTAGCAGTATTTCCTAATGGTTTAACTTTTGAACCTATACAATCAAACCCTACTGATTCAAAGGTATTAGACTCTTTACAAATCCCTGAAGCTAGGGTGTATAAAACTTTTAGAATTAATCCATTAGTACTTGGAGGTGGTGGTATCACATCTGTTGGAACTAATCCTGAGGAAGTTTTTAAAACTACTTTTAATGTAGCTGTAAGACCATATCTTTATAAACTAGAAGATAGTATAAATTTATTTTTGAGACAAAAGTTTAAAGACCCTACTATAAACTTTAAATTTGATTTTAGTAGAATTACTGAATTAGAAACATCTTTAGACACTCGAGCTGAAGCCGCAAGAATTGCATTATCATCAGGTATATTATCTTTAAATGAAGCTAGAAAATGGGTAGGTAAAGACCCTATTATTGTAGATACAGCGGATTACAATGTTTTACCTACTTATTTATATGGGGATACAGTCAATTTCTACCAAACACCACAAAGTACACCTTTAGTTATAGATGTACCACCCAAAGAGGACACACAAGTAGAATAAAACGATTTTATAATAATTAAATTATATATAATGTGTTTTGTAACCTTATGTAGTAAAACATAATTAAACCATACATATACACATATATATGAAAAGGGAATAAGATGAATATAAAAAGTTATGCTACTTTAGAGGTGGCAGTAGATTCATGTGAAAATGAGGTAATCTTAATAACAGGGTTTGCTAATAAATTTTTGCATAATGGTAGTATAATTGTGGATAGGAGTGATGAAGCTGTGAATCCACTTGGTATAGATATTAAGAACTTCTTATTAAACCCTATTTTACTTTTTAATCATGATTTTAGCCAACCAATAGGTAAAATAAATGATATCAGTATATCAAATGAGGGTATAAAAGTTACAGCTGAAGTTCATAAGAGTTCAAACCCAATAGTATATGAAAATGTAGAAAAAGGTATTTTAAAAGCTTTTAGTATTGGTTTTATTTCAAAAAATGTTAAGTATTTTGAAGATGATGCTTTATACATGTTTACTGAGACTGAACTTTACGAAATATCTTTGGTAGCTGTACCTGATAATCCTCTTTCACTTATAGAGAGTTATTCTACTTCTTGTGGTTGTAGTGTTTTAGGTAAATCTTTCCATCTTGCTCCTACTATTAGTGAAGTAGTAATAAAAACTCTTGGTACTAAATCTGTGGATACTTCAGATGATTCAACTACTGTACCAACTACTGTACCAACAACTGATTCACCAAATGTACCAACGAATGTACCTACAACTGATTCACCAAATGTACCAATGAATGTACCTACAACTGATTCAACAAATGTACCGACGAATGTACCAACAGAGGTTAAAATTACTTTAGAAGATATAAAAATGTTTTTTGAGACTAATAAAGTAACTAAGGAAAACTTCAATGATGTTTATACAATATATTCTAAACTTGGTGTTGGGTTGGATGAGCAGATATCTCTTATTTAAGGTGTTAAATACTCCTTAAATACATAAAACGATTTTTAAAAATAAATAACATACAAAAAAGGAAATACACAATGTTGAAGGCAATAGAGCAATTAAAAAAAGACATAGTAGAGGTTAGAGCAGAAAATGCTTCTTTACAGAGTGAAAACAAAGCTTTAAACACTAAAGTAGAGGACATGAAGCTTGTAATGGATGAAGTCAATGAAAAAATGACAGAAAGAAAAGCAATTCATAGTGCAGTGGTTACTAAAGAGTCTAACCGTAAAGATTCAGCAAATCTTTTTGTTAAGTCACTTTTGTTAGATAGACCTGCGAATTCTTTTGCGGAGTATGCTGATATTAAAGAAAAAGCTATTGTTCCTACTGATGTACCTAGTTGGTTAGCTGAAGAATTTTCATCTGAATTGATTGAGAGATTAACTTTAGAACTCAAAGTAGCAGACCTTTTTAGAACAATTAAAATCCCTGATGGTAGAAGTACTTTCTCACTTCCTGCTAGAACAAGCGACGCTGTTGCTTATCTTATTGCACCTGCTGTGGACGCTATTGAATCTGCACTTACATCAGGTAAAGTTACTTTTAAAACAAGTAGATTTAAAACATTAGTAACACTCTCTGACCAAGCTGAAGATGAAACTGTAACAGTAATTATAGATATGATTACATCACAGCTTGTTAAATCATTGGCAACTGCTGTTGATTCAGCTATCTTGATGGGGGATATAACCACTGCAGGTGTTAATAATACTTTAAAAGCCTTTGATGGGTTGCTTAAAATTGCTAGAGTAGCAGGTAATAGTGTTGATGGTGGTGGTGTTGCGTTGACTGCAACTAAAGTTTTAGCGGCTAGAAAAAAATTAGGTGTATATGGTGTTAATCTTACCTCTCTTGCTCTTGTTGTACCTTTAGGTGTTGGTTATGACCTTCTAGGTGTGCCTGAGGTTCTTACAGTAGATAAATATGGGGCTAATGCAACTATCTTAAAAGGTGAGCTTGGTAAAATCTATGGTATCTCTATTGTAGCTACTGAATTGATGGGTACTAACCTTACTTCTCTTGGTGTACCTGATGGTGCGGGGACTAAGACTGCGGCTATTTTAGTGAATAAAGAGTACTTTGCACAAGGTAGAAGAGGCAATATAACACTTGAAAGAGATAGAGCTATTAAATCATCTGTTGATATTTTAGTAAGTTGGTTAGACATTGACTTCCAAAAATTAAGTGTTCTTGATACACCTGCTGTAGCGATTGTGAATCTGTAATATGGTATTATTATATTCAGGTTTTGGGCTTGAATCTATTAATATAACTTTTGTAGATTCAACTACATATGAAGTAAGTGAGAAACAAGGAAAGTATTTATTAGATACTTTCCCCACCTCTTTTTTTATTGCGGGTTCACCCAATCTTAAAGGCATTAGTATAGATGTCCCTGAGGTTGTTAGTTCTGTGGTATTAGATACTACTGATATCTTTGAAAATACTGTTGATACCCTTGAAAATAATGGCACAAACACTGCTGAAGTAGGTGAGAATAGTAAAAAAAGAAAAAGAAAAATAAAAGAGTAGAGGGTTATTATGGTTCAAGATGATTTAAAAGATATGTTTTATACTTACGCAGATATAAATCCCTTGGACTTACCTATAAAAGATTTTGCTGATTCATTATTAATGATGGCGGAAAGTTATGTGTATGAAACCTATAACCATGCAATTTTTCTAAGACAAGAAACTGAAATATTACATGGAAATGGTTCTAATTTTGTATATTTGTCAAAAGCCCCTATCTTTGAGTGTGTAGCCTTAATGGAGTCAGGTGTTGTAATGCCTTCTGTCTCTATTACTAGTGGGAATAAACTTTTTTTTAGAGATTATCATACAGCTATTGGGGAGTATAATATTGAAGTCATATATTATTTAGGCTATGAGCATATAGAAAATGTACCAACATCTTTATTAAATGCAATAATGTCAATAGCTAAGAAAATGTTCCAAGATAATCAAAAAAACTTAGATAGTATTACAACTATAAGTAGTGATGTAAGGCAATCAATAAAACCTAAAGACTCCTTACCATACTTAGTTGAGACTTTACTCGAGCCTTTTAGAGTTTATACACTTTAAAGCTCTAAAGCTAATGCAAAATGATTTTTGATATTATATTCTTTAAAGAAAATTAAAGAAAGTTAAAGAAAGTTAAAAAACTAAAAAAGGTATAATTAATGCAAAATGATTTTTTTGATATTCTTGACAACACTTTAATAGTTAAAAGAGATTTAAAAAAAAGAATCTCTAAAAAATTTTCTAAAAAGTTTAAACCTGTTTTACATCACTATATAAATCAGTGGGAAGAAGATACAAGGGAAAAGCTCTCTATACCAGCACCTCCTGATGTTATTGCAAATAAACTTGAAAGAGAAGACGCACAATATCCACACTATAATAGTGGTATTTTAATAAGTAGTGTTTATTCAGATTTTGAAGAATCTTTTACTTCTTCAGGAAATCTTCAATACATTATTAAAGCTGGAGTGGATGTTCCCCTAAATGAGAGGCAACGACAGTACTATACTAATTTAGGTCTTCCTGTACCTAAGAGTGGTGCTATTAAAAGTTGGTATGGTTGGTTAGATGGTGTTTTAAAAGGGCAAAATGTAGAGCCTACAAGCATACAAGATTATACAATGTTGGCTGTTCGTAAAATAAAAAGGTAACAAGTGCAAGAAAAAATAATTAATGAGTTAGCCAAAGACTTAAAAACACTCACAGACTTCAAGAGAATATACAAGAACATTATTTTGAATTGGAAAGATATCCCTGAATTTCCTGCTATATCTATTGTTTATAGTGAAGATGAGCGTTCAAATGAGAATAATAAACTAAGATACAAATCTAATATAGAAATAGTAATATACAATAAACAAAAATCAACTAATTATGAAGATAATCTAACATATTTAGTTAAACAAGTTGACGCTCTTATTACTAGGAACACTTTCTTAGAGTGTAACACAATAGAAAGTTATATTAGTGATTTTAAAAGAGATGGAGGTATTATTATGCCTTTTTCAATAGCTCAATTAACCCTCTTCGTTGATTATTTCCAACATTGATTATATTTGTTGATTATTTCCAACATTGATTATATTTGTTGATTATTTTCAACATTAAAGATATAAAAATATAAAATACGATTTTTAACTAAAAAAGGATACACTAATGTACAGAATAAGTGGAAAAGTAGTAGCTGTTATTAAAGAGGCTACATTCAATATTGGGGGGACTTTCCTAAACGCTGATTGTATTGAGATAACAGAAGATACAAGTATGAAGCCTGAGATTGCTTCAGTAGAGTCTAAAGTAACTGCACAAAGTTTTTTATCAAAAGCTAAGATACCTACTAAAGAAACTGCGTCAGGTACTATTGGTATGGAGCTAATACCACTTGGGGGTGCAAGTAAAGATATTAATGGTGCTGACCTTTTAGAAGTTTGTGTCGGTGTTAGAGAACCTGAGGGGGTAGGTACAGGGTGTTTTATTGGGTACTCTGATGCTGGTACAACTTCAGCAAATATGATTTATCAGGCAACAGGTTCTGAAGTAGGTACAGGGGTTTTATATAAACTCAACCAAGTTTGTGGAAGCCAAGCTTCGTTAGCTATTAAAGAAATGTATGGGTGTTCAACAAGTGATAGTAGAACACTATATTATACAGGTGTTGTCCCAACCGCTGCTAAATTTAATTTCCCTACTAATGATATTTGTACTATTTCTATTGACGCAGGTGCAAGTGGTTTTACATCTGCAACAGGTGAAACTCTTTTAGTTAATACTGTAATTGCTAGTACACCTTATGTAGGAAGAAGTGGTAAATTTATGATTGATGGTGCATCTAAAGAAGCTAAAGATGTTACAATATCAGTAGAAAACACTGTTGTAGATAGAGAAGCTATTACATCTTCAGGGGTAAGTGCTAAAATCATAACTAAAAAAACTATTAAAGGGACTTTTAAAACTATTTTTGAAGATTTTTCTGAATTAAATAAATTTAAAAACAGTACGGATGGTAGTCTATATTTAGAACTTACTAATGGAACACATAAATTTGCTATCTATATTCCTAAATTTAGATATTCAGCTGTTGGTATTGAAAATGCTGATGGTATCTTAGAAAACTCTATTGAATTTGAAGTAAATGCGTCTAGTGAAATTGACCCTATTCTTATAGGTGCTATGTAGTACTTGTGGCTACCTCACAAAACCCACAACACTCTTCTTATAAGTGTTATGTAGTACTTGTGGGTACTCTTAAAACCCTCGACAATATTCTTATAGGTGCTATGGGGTACTTGTGGGGTGAGTATTTTTAAAAGAATACTCACTTTATCAGATTTACTAAAAAATATCAGAAAGTAGAAGTTAAAAGTTTAATGAGCTTTTTTAAGAGCATCATACTCTTTTTGTTTGACTATCCTATCTATTGTGGACGCATACAAACAAAAGTGCATTGTTTGGTCAAACCATCCCCCACTAACAGGTAAAAAACCTTTTTTAAATATCTCATAAGCCTCAAAAGCTATATTTACTTTTTCAAAGTTTATTAATGATTTAGGACATTGAGTGTACACATCTCTATTTATTTGTATAGAATAATCTTTATTTCCTGAACCATCTGTAAGGTACGCACAATTTCTTATTACATCTAATTTTTTTCTTTTGCAAGACTCACAATTATAATTTTTCATGTTGTCTGATAAAGATATATTAACATACCTCTCAATAGACTCTAATTCAATTTGTGTGGATTCAATGTAAATATCCTGAGCTATATTTAATAAATCATCATAAGGTATCTCATCCGGTACTTCTTCAAAAGTCATTTCTACTATCTTTTGTAAAAACTCATTAAACCTTTTATCTATATGTAATCTATCTACCTCCATAATTTGTAGTAAAGTAAGGGGCTTGTATGTATATGCAATACCTTTATACATTTTATGTTGTGGGATAGGTGCTAACATTCTTGTTACTCTTCACCTTTTGTTTGTGAATATGTTTTTTTAAGCGTCTCAATAGTAAAGTCATATTCTTTTATGTATTCATTAATAAACCTAGGTTTTTTAGAGATTGTAGAAATTACCCCAGCTATCTCATCAATATAGGTTCTTATATCATCTATACACTTATCAGTTACTAGACTATCGTCACTATTGAAGAGTAATTTAACACTTACATCATTCTCATCAAGTACATTATCCCAAGCTATAATACCACTTTTACACAAGTTTATATTAAACATTGCAACACTGCTTTTAATATCTTTTGTTTCTTGATTATATGTAGTTAAAGCATCCTCAAATCTCGCCATTTCAATTGTGGAAAGTCTTTTTAAAGTAACAGTAAAAGGTTTTTCTTCCCCTCTTTCTAGGTTGGGGATGTATTTTATAACATCTACTTTTTCTCTTTTTATCATTTGTAGCCTACCTTTTGTATTATATACTATTAAAATCGTTTTGTATTTGTAATGTATAAAAGATATTATTATTTTTGTATAGTTTATAAACTAGGCTTTACAAAAGATAAAAAATAATACGATTTTTATATAAAATGTAAGAGGGGGTTTTATGCCTATTATTGATGAGCAGACAATTGTACTAGAGGTAGCTGCAAAGACAGGGGAAGCTCAAAATGGTTTAGAATCTTTAAAGGTCATACTAAATCAGATTAAAATAAAAAATGATGAGCTTATAAAACAACAAATAATTCTTAAAACTGCCATAGAGAATACTAATGTATCTATGACTCAACAGGATAAGGATTTATTTCAAAGTATTCTTAATACTCATGAACAGAATGCTAAAAAGATTAAGGAACTAGAGGCAGAAGCTGTTAATTTAAGGAAGGCTAAAGTAACTACTGCACCACCCTCTATGTTTAATGAGGCAATAAATTTAGCCTCTTCAACTGAAATTAAAAGACAAGAGCTAATAGCTTCTTCAAATAGATTCAGAAGTATCATAGACGCAGTAAAACAAGAACTCAAGGATAAAGCAAAAGGTCTTAATATACTAGGTCTTGATAAAATCATTGAAGATGAAATAAACACAGTAGGAAATGATACAAGAGTACGCCAATTAAATAAAAAATTAAGTACATTTGTAGATAATTCTACTCAGTTGGATAAGATTAGACCTTTAGAATATACTAGACAGGATTTCTCTACTGAAAAAAAATCTTTTTTAGATATTACTAAACAACAATTATTAGACCCTAATACAAACAATGTGAGTAAATCCTCTGATTTAATGAAAATCTACCAAGAGGCTTTTAAAAAAGATAGACAACTAGAAGCACAGGTTAATAATAGACATAAAGACAGGATTAAAGTATTAAAAGATATGTCTGACTCCTTAGAAGAACAAGTAGGGTCTGCTAATTTTAGTAATGTTGAGAGTTCAAGAAATAATTTAAGACAAAATGTTAATACTTTAAAAAATTTAGATATTAAAAACTTCAGTAGCACAGACGCTTTTTTAGATGCCATAGATTCTGAAATGGTATTTGCCAAAGATAGCTTAAAAAATGCTAAGCAACAAGTAGAAATGTCCTACACAGAGGTCGAAAGAGCTAGAAAAAGAAAAACAGATGAATTAAATAAAAGTATTAAGTCTTTACAAGCTGTTAAAGGGAAATTAAACAGCACTTATATAAGTCTCGGGAGTGATGATACAAATATTAAAAAAATAATAGATACTTTTGATTTAGAAATAGAAGATAAACAAGGGATAATAAAAAAATTGTCTAACACAAGTGATTACACAGAAATTGAGGGTGTAAGCACAGGTGTAAAAGCTAATCATAGTGATACTTTTATAAAAACAGCTCAAAAAAAAGCTAAAGATAATAAAAGTAGGTTAGACACTTTTGCTAAATTAAGAGATAGAAGAGGGTTACTATTAGAGGGTGCTTATGAGACACTAGGAGCTTCTTTTGAGGATATTGATTCACCTGAGGTAGATAGAAGTAAAATAGACTTTGAGAAAAGTATAAAAGATTTAGAAGAATTTTCTATTGAGGGAACTAACAAAGGTAAAGTAACAACAGAGTATAATAAATTAGTCAATGAAGTTAATAAAAATGAGAGAATCTACAAAGACAGTGTTTTAAGGTCTTCAAAAGATTTAAAACAAAAAATAAGAAATACTGAAATTTTACACAATGCTCAAAGAAACACAAATAGAAAGTATATTCATTTCTTAGAGAACACACAAATGCTTAACCCATTACCACAAGAATTAGGTGGGATGGATTTTGACACTTTAATACAGAATTTAAACACTGAAAATGATAGAATGACTACCCTTGATATTGAAAATAGAGGTATAAAATCGGAAAGTGACATAAAAACTTTAGTCCCTTTAGCAGGTAGAGGTATTGTAAAAGAGAATTCTACACATATTCAAAAGAGAAGAGCTTTTAGTATAAGAGTTAATGAAGTTCTTAAGAATACAAAAAAAGAGCTTACTGAAGTTAATAAGGCACTCTCGCAGATTGATGATATTGCAAAAGATGATTTTTTCTTTTCTCAATCAAGAGAGTATATAGACCCTATGAGAGTACTTAAAGCACATAAAAATATGTTAATGGACAGACTAAAAAATAGTACCAGTGGTAAATTTCTATTAGGTGTACCTGAATTAGAAGAGAAGTATAAAATTGACAAACCTTTAGCGTCTCTTAGAGAAGGGGCAGGTAGAGGGGCGTTATTTGATACATTAGAGGCTTTTGTAACACCTAAAACAATAGATAAAAATATTGAAACTGAAAATGCAAAAAAATATATAAGTAATTTTAGTAAAAAATTAACATCCCAAGAAGTAGCTTTTGATGGTTTTAAAAGAGGGTTAACTGAGACAAGAGCCGAAGATTTAAAAGATATTATAGATTCTTTTGATAAATATTTAATTGGTGCAAGACAAGCAGTAAATGAAGCTCATTCCGATTTTGCATCTAAAGTACATTATAGAAGGGTGCTAGAAGATTTTAAAACTCGAGGATATGATGATACCACTATTAAAAAAATAGGTCAACAAATTTCAGAGGTTCAAAAAAATGAAACTGACTTTAAAAAAGATAATATTTCTAAAACAAATATAGAAAATAAAACTAGAGAACTCAGAGAGCGTTTTTTAAAAAGTACTTTAGATAGTTTAAGCCCTGATGAATTGGTAGGCTTAGAGGATGGTGGTGGGGTACTAGGACATATTAATAGAAGAGGTAGTACAGAACAAACGAAACTCTTAAAAGCATTAGATACTATGGATAGTAGTATTAAGGATGTCTTTTCAGGTCAAGCTAAAAATGTTGGTTTAGTAGTAACAAAGGTAAAATTACTAGAGAGAAAATTAACAGATATAGGTAGTATCTTAGATATAGATGAAGCAATTAGACCTTACAAAGAAGTTGAGATAGAGTCAGTAAAAATGCGTAGAAACCAAATCGTTGATAGCATTGGGGTACAAGACATAGATTTAGGTGTTAGATACACAGGTACTGAAGCTGTAAATGAGTTAAAACAAACCCTTGCCACCCAACAAAAAACTTCAAAAGAATTTGATGATATAATCTATAAATATCAACAACTTATAAATGCGTTTGATTTAAATATAAATAAAAATTTAAAATATACATCTAAAAAGGCAATAGATAGTGCAAGAAACCAAAGAGAGATACTAAACAAAGAACTCGATGAGGTAAAGAAACAAAAAGACAGATTTACATCAGGAGATGTAGGTTTAGTAGAGCAAACAAGAGCAACGGAGGAGTTAAAAAAAGGTACTGCATATTATAGACAAGCAAACCTAGGATTTCAAGAAGCTAGAGGAGAGCTAGAAAAACAATCTTTTGGCTCTAAAGTAGGGAGACTCGCAGAGTCTCAAATGATATTTATGGGGTTTGCAACGGCTGTTGGTGCTTTGACATTAGCTGTGGCAGGTTTTTTAATGGTTGGGGTACAATTTGATAATACTGTTTCAATGATGACAGCGGTTTTAGGAGATAGTACTAAATCAATAGCCCAAAATAGGGCTGAATTTGAAGTATTAGAAGCTAAACTAATGCACTTAGGCACTGTTTATGGTGGTGTCATAGCGGATATTGATGAAACAGCTATATCCTTAGCAAGGGGTGGTATAGATACAAAAGATTTAGAAAAAGCAACTAAAATAGCCCTACAATTAGCTACATTAACAGGAGATACTTTTCAGAATGCTGGGGACGCTATTATTGTTTGGAGAGAAACTTATGGGAATTCTGAAGGTATTTTAGGAAACTCAGCGAAGGAGATAGAACATTTAGGGGATATACTAGCATATATGGCGAATGAGTCAAGAGGTACAGCTCATGATATTGCTACTTTCTCTTCTTATGCTCTTGAAGCTTCTTTATCAGCAGGATTAACCGAAAATGCGGTAGCTTCTTTATATATAGCTTTTAGGAATGCGGGTCAAGGGGTCAGCACAGCAGGTACAACCGTTAGGAGATTCGCACAGATACTAGGAGAAAGTAAAGCCTCAGTAAATAAGGTGTTTATTGAGTTAGGTTTGAATCAACAATTATTGGCAAACCAAATGAGAAAAGGTGGTAAAGAGTCTGAAGAGGCTATGGAGTCTTTCATTAAAAAGCTTAATTCTCTATCTAAAGAAGATTATGGTAGATTAATAAGAGATTTACAAGTTTTGGATAAACATGTTTTTGATAGCTTAAGAAATAATTATAATACTATATCCAAACATTTGAAAAAAACCTCAGAAGGGGTTAGAGATGAACTTAAAAAATCCGAAATAGCAGTAGATAATGTCCAAAAGTCTTGGGAGATTTTTGTAAATAATATCAAAAACCTTTCTTTAGATATGGCAAAAGATATTACAAACGCCTTTGAATCAGCTTTAGATGGTTTAAATAGATTGATGAAGGAATATGAAAGAAAGAAACTTCTCCTAGGTGAGTCAGGTGGTGATTTATCCATGGTTGGTAATAGTGCATTAGCAGGGGGTGCGATTGGGACTGCCTTGGGGGGTTGGAAAGGCATGGTGGCAGGAACATTAGTAGGGGGACTTGCGGGGTATGCAAATTACTATGCTAAAAATAAGGAGGCTAGAAGTACACCTTTAGGTAAAGTTTATGACGCTAGTGAAAAAAATGAAAAAAACTTAGACCATCTTTCAACTAAAGCTGTTGATGGGATGGTTAAAGCTGTTGAAAAAGCACTAGAAATAAAAGCAACACAAAGAATACCTTTTGGAAGTACAGATGCTTATTGGAAAGTAATGTCAGGAAGCCTTACCCAATATGAAAAAGCTTTAGCAAGTTTAAACCTAACTCTAAAAGACCCAGCAATAACTACTGAGATACAAAGAGTTAAAAATCTGAAACTTGCTATGAAAGACAATATTAAAGTTCTCCAAGACCCTTCTAAAAGAGGTACTATAAAAGATATTGCTAGGAGCAATTTATATGATAACACTTTAACATTTTTAAAAATGGTTGGGTATAAAACCTCTGAGCGACCAAGAGAACAAATAGCCCCTATCACTGTACCACAAAAAAACATGGACAAGTATGGGCGTATGACTGATGTATGTAGAATTGTTGGTAGTAAAGTTGGTGGGTATGCACACAACTCTAGTCAAAGAAATGATTTTAGAAATACAAACCAAAGAGATGGTAACAAGAGTGATTGTAGTGCATTTACACAGTCAGTTTATAAAAATAGTGTGGGGATAGATATTGGTGGTACTACTTTAGCACAAATGGCAGTAGCAAGACAAAAAGGGTATGTACTTAAAGATTATAAAGGTGTAGGAAAAACCATGAGAGAGTCTCAAGGTGATGTCATAAATGCACCTGAGGGTTCACTAATTTATATGGGTTCTAAAGATGGTTCAAGACATGTTATGATGAGAACTACTGGAGGTCTAGCAGATGTTTCATCAAGTGGTAAAGGGTTTAAAGAAAGAAGTATAGAAGATTACGCTAAAAGTCTTGGAAGTCAAAAAATGCTCATGATAACTAATCCTATGTTAGCTACCTCACCAAATACTAAATGGGATAACCCTTTTAAAGTTACAGAAAGTAAAGGTACTAAAGAAGCAAACATACAAACAGCTGAAGAAAAATTAGCAGTTAAATTAAATGCAAAATCAGAAGCCAGTGCGGAAACTCTTCAAAAAGAGCTTAACAAATGGAAAATAGATGATAAAAAAACAGCTAAAGAAAATAAAGAAGATATCAGTAAATTATATTCTAACTATATAAGAGATGAAAAAAGTAATTTAACTTTTGTCTCTAAAGATAGAAATGCTGACGATGAAACTAAAAAAAGAATAAAAGAATATTTAGCCATTTTAAATTCTAAAAAAACACCTGAACAAAAAGCAGATGTTTTAAAAGAAAAAGCTAGTGATGAACCTTTAGAGGTGGTTCAAAAAGTAGTAAATAGATTAGCAGATGTTTTAGGGATAAAAGAAAAAGCCTTTACTGATATAAATGATGAGAGACAAAAAGTTATAGACATTTTTTCTAAAGAGAAAGTATCAGCTAGTGAGGAGTTGTTAAAAACACAAAAAGACACTTTAGACTTATACAAAAACAATATGGAAAGGTTTAAAACAACCTTAAATAATGATAAAAGTTTTGATGTCAATCCTTATTATTCAAACAAAAAAGGTGACTTAGAGGCATATAATAACGATAAAACTGCTTCTATAAAGAATTTAAATGAGACTGTTAAAGTATTAAAAAGTGCTATATCTTTTGAGGAAATAAAAGTACCTATACAACAGGTAGTGACCACAACAATACCTGCTGTAACTAAAGTAGTACAAAAAGAGGTTGTTACAAGTCAACCTGACTCAATAAGTAAAACTACTGCATTAGTAAATGTTAATGAAGCTACTAAGTCCTTATTAGACTCTACTAAAATACTCCATGAAGTGTTTGATAGAGGTGCAAATATGGGTTATTATAGTGATGTCCAAAATATAACAGGGGATGTTCAAGAATTTAAAAACATAAAAAAAGATAATGAAAAACTAGAGAAGTTTAATTTAATAGATGAAAAATTAAAAACATTAACAAAAAAGATGGTGGAAAACAATAATGAAGAACTTCAAGAGCTTCAAGAAGAGTTAGCTAAATTACAGTCTGAGAGTATTTATACACTTACCAAAGAAGGTAAAAAAGCACTAAAGTATCAAATAGAAGTGACAAAGAAAAATATTCAAGATATTCAATCAGAAAGTGATACATTATTAAATTTACCTGTCTCATTGCAGAAATATAAAAAGACTGAGGTTAGTACCAACAAAGGTGATGTAGATAAAAAGTATGTTGATGTTGTCGTAGAAATATCCCCTGAAATTATTAAAAACGAGGTTCAAACTATTTTTAAAACACTTTCTTCCACTAGTGAGAATAAGAAGTATAAAAGTAGGATTGAAAATATAGAAAGTATGTTAGAGAGATATACAACAAAAACTCTCAAAGATACTGATAATATCAATCAACAACCTCAGGTGTACACACAGATAAATGACAATATAAGAGCCTTGTCTTATGATATGATAGCGGACAATATGAAAGAAATAGGTCAATTAAAATCTGACTTATCTTTCTTAATGTTTGAAGATATTTATACTTTTACTGATAAGGGTGTTTTGGAGTTACAAGAGGAAAAAATACTTTTAGAGACTAAGATAAAAAAACTCGAAGCTGATAATAACAAACTACACCAAATAAACCCTATACAAAAGTTTGGAAATAAAGTAACTGAAACAGATTTAGATTATGATTATATAGATAGGCTTAAAGCTTTTTCTAAAGAACTACAAAGTGCTTTATCTAAAGAAAGGGTTACATTATTTAAATTGAATGGTCAAAGAACACAAATGAGTGGTACAGGATTAGATGATTCAAAAGCAAGAAACCTTAAAGAAAAAATAGATAAAGCTGAAAAAAATATAGATGACTTAGAAAAACAGATTACAACTTATGATGATGAGATACAAGATACATTTACTAAGATAGAAACTAAAAGACAAGATAATAATACCAAATTGATGGATATGTTTAAAACAGAGAGAGAAGAAGCCTTTAAAAAATATTACGATATGTTTGATTTTTTATCTTTGGAAGCTAGTAACATAAATAAACTTGAAACTCTGATAAAAGCTAAGGCACAAATAAAAAAAGAAGATAGACAAGTTGATATTGATTTAAGTACACCAAGGAGTGTTTGGAATAAACCTCCTTTAGAATTGAATGGTGTTGATACAATAGAGGAACAAATATACGCAAATTCAGGTGCAAAATATGACCCTCATATATCTAATGCTGAGGGGCGTTATGAGGCTTCTAAAGAACTTGGTGCTAAACAAGGGGTGGACTTTACTAAATTTGACTCAGTGGAAAGTTTTGACCTTTATTCTGATTCACAAGCAGGTTCAGGAGCTTTTAAGACAGAGGCAGACAGAGCTACAATGTTAGAATCTTATAAAGTATTTGAAGAAGCTAAAACAAGGATAGCTCAATTAGAAGAAGGAAAAAGACAATCAGTACAACAAACAGGTATTAAATTTGCTTTAGATGTCACTTCTGATGGGTTCGGCAGGATGGCGGAGGTTGCCCATAAATACTATGAAGCTTCAGGTAAAAAAAGCAAAACAGCTTTTAAAGCATATCAAGCAATGAGTGCGGCAAAAGCTTTAATAGCTACTTATGATTCAGCGAATAAA